CTACCTGTAAACGCTGCCGCAATTTCATAGATTAACTTATCTAATTCTTTTGTTGTAATAATACCTTCAGTTGGTACTGAAGTGATAACCTTGATAAAGATTTCATCGGAGTTGACACTCAACCCCTTTGAAGCTCTTTTAATACGGTTATAAATTTTCTGTGGATTAAATGACGAATCATCTCCACCTCTTTTTTTAATTTTAAGTGACATCATAGTTTAAAAAGATAGTAAATTAAAAATCGTCAGTAAAGGAGATGGTCTCATTTAACTTGGCCTTTTGATACTCAACGGTACGTGACTCAAAGAAATTACCCTTTGTTTCAACTGCGATTTGTTCCATGAATTTGAACGGTTGCTCAACATTAAATTGTTTTTTACATCCAAACTTTACTAATAATCCATCAACAACAAACTCAAGATATTGTTTCATCAAATTTGAATTCATACCGATAAGTGAAACTGGTAGTGATTCAGTAATAAACTCTTTTTCAATCTCTAATGCCGATAATAGAATTTCTTTAATTCTTTTCTCACTCGGTTTGTTTTCAATGTGATTGTTCAATAAATGGATTGCGAAGTCACAGTGTAGGTTTTCGTCTTTGAAAATTAAAGCGTTAGCATTACACAATCCTTGCATGATACCTCTTGATTTCAACCAAAAGATAGAACAGAATGAACCTGAAAAGAAGATACCCTCAACTGCCGCAAACGCAACCAATCTTTCTTGGAACGATGCGTTATCAATCCAATCCAAAGCCCATTTAGCTTTCTTTTGAACCGCTGGTAGGTTATCTAATGCTGTAAAACATTTGTTCTTTTCATCTTCATTTGACACGTAAGTATCAATAAGAAGAGAATACATTAGACTATGAATATTCTCCATAGCCAACTGAATACCATAGAAGAATTTTGCCTCAGGGTATTGTACTTCCCTATAGAAATTCTCTGCTAAGTTTTCATTTACGATACCATCTGATGCTGCAAAAAACGATAAAATATTTTTTACAAAATACTGTTCATTCTCTGATAAATTTTCCCAATCTCTTAGGTCACCGCTTAAATCAATTTCTTCTGCCGTCCAAAACGCCGCTTGATGCATCTTATAATATTCCCAAATATCGTTGTACTTGATTGGGAATATCACAAATCGGTTTGGATTCTCTTCTAATAATTTTTCCATATTTTAACTTATTCTATTTTAATAATTATACTGTTGTTTGTTTTCTTTTCTCCATAATTTCTTTAATTCTACTTCTATTTCTTTCTTCCTTCTGTTCTTCAAGTCCTAAGAATGTTGTAGTACTTTCTGTATCAATTTCTAACATTTCGTTATTAAACTTACAGTTTTCAAATACTACCCCGTCTTTACCAATTCTTGACTTCGTAATAGCAATAGTTGCAAGATTTAATTCTTTTTGTTGTAATGATTTTGCTACCGTAATGATAACGTGTCCTACCTGAGCTTTCTTAATTGAACCACCCATTTGGTCAGTTGTTACCACATCAGATGAAATAGAACTTCTATTACCCTGTGTTGCCGTCCAACCTGCAATATCCAATTCATGACACATAGATTCAAATGCTCTCATAACTGAACCCTCAGATTTCCATTCATCATCCATCATCTTTTCAGGTGATACACAATCAATATAATCTAAAATAACCACATCAATCTTTGTCCCGTCAGCAATCAACTTTCTAATCTGATTCTTAATCTGATTCATCGTTAATGTATCTGAAGGTAACTTTTTCATAATTAACTTGTTTGGCATCGTTTCCTTAATCTCAGCGATTTTTGCCATAACCTTTTCTTTATTATTACTAAGTTCATCAGGTGATATACCCGTCCAACACGTAAAATGTTTTCTCTGAATGATTTTATAGTTATCCTCAAAGAAAATCTGTAAAACATTAAACCCTAAATTAAAAGCGTGATTAGCAATCTTTGTGGTTAATGTTGATTTACCAACACCTGTGGGTGCTAATATAACACCAATTTCTCCTTTTGCCAAACCACCTTTTAAAAGATTATCAAGACCCGGTATTCCCATAGGAATTGGGTGTCTATAATCATCCGCCAATACCTCATCTAAGTCTTGAAACACATCCCCCGTTCCTCTATCCACGTTTCCAACCTGTAACGCTCCTCTAACCATTTCTTCCAAGGTGTCGTAGTTTTCAAACTCACCGTGGTCAATGATTTTCTTAGCCTTATCCATGACTTTTTGAAGTTCTTGTTGTTTACAAAACTTCAATGCCTTTTCCTGAACAAACTGAGTACCCTCTTCGGTAACGTTTTGTATATCAGAAATAGTGTCAAGAGTTATCTTTAATAATAACTCCTGACTAATTTCACTCTTAGCTTTTTGTTGAATTGTCTCAAAACTAGGACTGTGTTCAAACTTTGAATAGTATTCTTTAACCATCTGAACAAATAATCTAAAGTATTTGTTTTCAAAATAAGTAGATTCAATCACCTCAATAATTGAGTGTGAAAAATCCTTATCAAGTATTATTTGGTTAAGAAGTTGTAATTGGAAGGTCTCTCCCAAATAGTCAAAATTTTTGTCAGCCATATTATGTTTGTTATTTGAATAAATATCAACGAGCTAACTCATATCCCATGTATTCGTGTGTTAAATTTCTTGCAGACAATATGTCAGTTAGACCAAAAAGGATACCTTTTAGGAACGGACGTATGTCTACGGTGTATCTTATCTTTGGTGGATAAAGTTTAGCATCAAACGTATAATGACACATTGTTGTATCACCATTTTTGATATAGATGTTAAACGACTCAGGTCCATCAGTGAATGATGTGTTCAATACCTCAGGGTCTTCACTAATCTGATATTGATTGTCCAACATGTAGTTTACTGTTTTCATTTTGAAATTTTGTTTCAAATCTGAGATGAAAACATCCATAATGTCAATCAACTCGGCTGAGTTGTGAGCCTTTGGGTTATACCCCTTAACGTTAAAAAAACGTTGTACGATAAAATTGTTGTTTACCGTCATCAAGAATTCCAGTTTGGTAATGTCTTGTTCTTTCATAATTTATTTTTTGTTTGTTTTTGTTTTTTCTTTTCTTGTTAACTTCATAAATGGTTGGATGAAGTATGTCCATGCATCATCCCCTTTTGGTAGGTATTTGAACAACCCGTCCTCAACCATATATTTAATTAAGTTCTTGTAACTTCTACCTTCAATATCTAATTTTTCTGTAACAATTGATAGTATTTCTTCTTTATCTTCATCCGTCAATAAAGGATTATCTAAATCAACAATTTGTTCGTTTACTTGGAAAAATTCTTTTTCAAAGATACCTGATTTTGTTTTACCCGTTAAAAGGTTTTTTAAAGTTTGATTGTCTTTTTGTTCTTTAAACAAATCTTCTGCTCTTGTTAAAATATCGTTATAAGAAACTTCTTTTTCAAGTATCTCAGGAAAAAATTTAACTAAAGTTTTTTCACCTAAAAGAGATATACCTTCAATATTATCTGATTTATCACCAGTTAATATCTTTAATGTCTTCACGTTATAGTGTGGGAACTCAAAGTCATCAAATTTAATCTTATCCCCGTGTTTAAACGTAGCTTTAACTGATGGTGAGTATACTGACACCTTTTCAGAAATAAGTTGGGTTAAGTCTCTGTCTGATGAAAAAATTAATTTGTTCTCATTTTCAGATACTTGACAATAATACGCAATTAAATCATCGGCTTCTCTTCCGCTAATCTCTAATTGTCTAATATAGACTTCTTCCAAATACTGTTTGATACGATTTTTTTGTTTTAGGTAGGACATAAAGATAGCGTCCTCCATAACCAATCGTCGGTTTTGTTTGTATTTGGGGTAAAGAATTCCACGTAAACTCGTGGAATCTTCACCATCCCATAATACCACTACCTTGTCAAAGTTTTGTTCGTTAATAAATTTACGTAAAGTATTCATAAAATGATACAACGCTCCAATGTGTTCTCCATTGTGGAAGTAATCCTTCACACCATGAAACCCAATTTTCATCAGATTATTTCCGTCAACAAGTAGTGTTTTTTTCACGAACTAAATTAAAATGGTTCGTTTGTAAAAGTTTCTTCAGTCTCATCAAGAGTTATTTCACCTGTTCCTGTAAGTATTGCGTTCCAATATTGTGAATACTCTTTTTTGTATATTTCAAGAGCATCTTTATCGTCAGCAATATAACCTTGTGCGGTTGCAATAATCTTACCATCCTTATATCCTAATCCATTGATATGGTTCTTTAGGACAGATATTTTAGTTCTGATGGCATAAGATACCGTTCTACCGTTTTTAGTTGCCGTAATGTGATTGATACCAGCGTTCTTTTGATTACCAAACAAAAATACAAGAGCCGATGCTAACCAAAGAGCCTCACCACCTTTTGCCTTAATTGTTGGTTGTCCAAATGGATTGTCAGGTAATTCAACCCAAGGTTGATTTACTACCACCATTGTGTTTGTGTATGGACAATCTTCTTTACGAGATTTGGTAATACGAGCTTGGATACCCATACCAATCTTATCCGCTAATACAGATGCGTTATGTTGTTTACCACCTTTACCGTCAAATGTCATCTTACAAGGAACTGAACCAACTGAATCCCAAAGGAAACAAAGAGAATAAGGAATGTTACCTTTTTCTTGTTCGTCTAATAGTTCGTTGATGTAATCTGTTACTTGTTCTATGTAGTCAAAATTATCATTAAAAATAAACTGACCGTCCCATTCACCATCAACCATCTTAGCTTCAAGACCAAGTTCTACTGCGTGGTCCCAACTCCATTTTTTCTCGGTGATAACAAAAACAGGCAAATGCCCCTTCTTCTGTACAGACACAGCGGCTTTGACAAGCGCGGTCGTTTTCGAAGAGTTTGAGTGACCCAAAAACATGTTGATGTTACCCAAAGCAGGACCAGGTATACCGCAACTATTATGGAAAGCTTCACCGACTTCATAAAAGTCTGTTTCTTTATATTTTGTTTTTGTGGAATATTTGTCTTTGATTGCATCTAGTGAAAATTCTTTTTTCTTTATTGCCATAAATGTCTATGATTTAAATTGTTTGTTGTTTAAAAATAACAAAGGGTAGGCACTTTGTATATACTTGTACCTACCCTTTTATAAATTAGAATGGTAAATCACCATCAGGTTCTGCACCCGCCTGTGGGTCAACATATGAACCACCGATAGTACCTTCATCAGATGAACTATCACCATAAACGTATTTACCTAAATCAGATGACCATCTTGGAGTTTCTCCACGAGCAATTGCTTCCAAATATTCAACAGGTTTCTTAGAGTAAACATCTGTCCAAGTAAGTGGGTCTTCAGTCCAAGCCTTAGCCGTATCAGCATCTGTGTGAACAGGTGTTGGGTCGTCATGCATAACAGTCTGAATAACCGTGTAAGTCGCACCTTTTGGTGTCTTTGCCTTTGTCAATTCTATAATAAGGTCACGTCCACTAACAGGGTCAGTGATATCACCTTTAGCCTTCCAAATCGGAATGATTTTGTCAAGGATACCTTCGTTCTTGTAATTGTGTTTAAAACGCCAAAACTTAACTCCGTCCGCTTCGTTATCACGGTCAACCACTTTAACGATATAGAATTTACGTGGCTTATATGCCTTTGCAAGTTCTTTATCAGATTCTTTACCTGTTGACATTAGTTCGTCGTGAATTTCCGTCAAAGGTGAACGCTCGTTGTCGTTCTTTCCTGGGTCATAGATTTTATTCCATTTACCCTCAACTTGTACTTCGTGATACCAAACCTCTTTGAAGGGTGATGACCCGTCAGGTGTAGGTAAAATACGAAGACGTTTCTGTCCTGAATTTTCGTTATTTGACAGGATAGCCGCAAAGTATTTTTTCATTCTGTCTTCTTGAGACATCTTTGAGGTGTTACTTCCACCTGATTTCGCTTTTTCGTACTGAGCGAGAACAGCATCTAATGAATTTGTCGCCATTATTTATAAAAATTTAAGTTAATAATTTAAGTATAGTTGTGTCAGCCGTAATAGTCAAATAATTTTTATCTGTAACCGTATGATTGTGTATTATCATCAGAAGACAAATAATCATTAAAACTATTTTTGATTTCAGAAGGTGAATACGATTCAACATCATCAGAAGTGATAACATATTCATTCTTTCCTGATTTCTCAATATCTTCCATTTTATCATCAAAAAAATCAGTTAATTTTTGATTAAATGGACCAGAGTCAAGACTTCTTAATTCCAATTTTTCTTGTGGAGTCTTTTCTCTATATTTTTCAATCTTTTGTTCAATACTATTAATCTTATCCATAATATTATCCATTTCAGATAATTTACCCTCAAGACTTGAAAGTTGTTTGAATAGATTTTCAAAATATTCAGATTGTTTTTCTTCCATATTTTTTTGAGATGTCACTAAATCAGTGATATCCAACTCTTCAGTATCACCCTCACCTTCAGTACTTTCCCCTTTGTCATCTATTTTTTCAACATCAGGGTCATTTTCAACATCAACAGGTGTTGGTTCCGCATCAGCCGCAGGGGGTGGTGGAGGTGTTGCACCCGCGACTCCCGCATCAGGTGCTGGAGGTGGTGGTAATTCTTCACCAGGCGCTGGTGGTAAGTCAGGAGCGTCTTGCTCCATAATATATTTGTTGATTTTGTTATACCTTGTTAACTCCTCAATAATTGTTTTAGATACGTCCATTTTTTTAACCGTTCAATAATTGTTTATACCCTTGTGTAGTCTCTACATTAATTTTTTTGTTAACTGTCATAGTGTTACCAACTCTCTCAATCAGACCATCTTTCATTCTTACAGTGTAACAATCTCCAGTGTCTAAATCACAAACTTCTTTAAAACCGTTACCTTTGTCGGTTTCAGCTATCCTTGTATTTTTGCCAAGGTATCTATCTAAAGCATCTTTAGTATTCATAAGTTTTTATTTATAAATATACTAATAAATTAAAATGTCATAGTAATAGGATATGATTTATAATAATCTGACCTTGTAGTGTCTATTTGACCATTAGATAAAACAGGTTTTGTAAAGATTGTAATTTGGAAGTCATAAACTCCACTAGAACGTGAACCAGTACAGTCTACTTCTTCTAATAAATCTTCAGCAGTTATTGTAAATGTTTGTCCATTTGAAGAAATATAATTATTTGAGAACTGTTGCCCAGTCGCCGACCCTTCGGCACAACTTGCAGTAATATTGTACCCATATTCAACTAAGAATATATTTCTTAATCCATCAACACTAGGATTAACACTAACTGTTAATTCTTCAAACATTGGTGGGTTAGATATTGTATATTGATAATCGGAAGTTAAAGGCGGTGTTTGTATGTTATTAGTCAAAGTTGTTGTCTCAGTCGTATCTGTTGTAGGAACATTTAAATTAACTGGATTTAAAATTAGATAAGATTGTAAAACTTTTTCTCTAATACTTCCATAAGTTAAAGCATTTTTTTCAATATAATTTTCATAGTAAACATCGTCTTGTTTTGATTGTAATGACCAATATTTTATATAAAATTTAGTTAATTCTTCAACAATTGTAACATCCGTAGCGTGTTGTAAATCGGAGTAATAATGTTTTAAATATAAATCCATAAACTGTAAGTTGTAACTTATGTTTGGAAATTTAACAATTGGAGATAACTTGTCACCAAAAGTTAAACAAGTATATTCCTTATCAAATTTATTAGGTAAATTTCCAGTCCATTTTCTTGATAAATTTACATTTGTTAAATTATTATTAAAAAATTTAACATTACCGTTTGAATTATTTGAAAGATATACAATCGTAAATAAAGCTGTTTTTTTCTGTAGGGTATCGGCAACAAACCCAATTTGGTCAATAACTTCATTATAACTTAATGTTTTACTATCACCAGTAATTTTGACATAAGAACTATATGAAGAATTTGTCTCACAACTTTCATTCTTAGTATCCACAGGATTTTGTGTTACAGAATTAGTAGTTGTTTGATTTGCTGAGTTAACTGTTGTCGCCGATTTTGACTGTCTATTTTTTTCTTTTTTAACTTGTTCGTAATAATTTTTAGAAATTTCTAACTTTAAACTTGTTAATAATCCTTGTTGGTCAGGTAATGTGTAAATTTTTTGCCTAACACCTGAAAACGTAGTTTCAAATGAACCAGGAGCAATACTATGATTAACCTCAAGTATTAAGTAAGGTCCACTAAACATCGGGACATTTCTTAATGTAAAATACATTACGGGTTGAATAGTCGCATTACCCATAGACTGAACCGTACAAGAGTAGCTTCTATTTTTATATAAGTTAAATAAACTGACGTTTTGAGTTTGTGACCTTTTTCCATTTGTTAATTGTGATAATTCATATTGCATTAATAATGACTCTGAGGTTGCTTTGCCAATATCTTGAGCCAAGTTTAAATTGTAAAACATACTTTGTTTTTGTAATCCAAAGTCAACCGCAAATCCAACAACTTTATTTGATTTCTCATCTCCAGTTGACGTATTTACGTTAACTAACGGATTATTTTGAGCTTTGTCAAGTTTAAATGAATCGTCACAAAATCCGTTTTGTTTGGTATCAATTAAAGTATTACCTGATGGGTCTGATGATAATATGTTTACAAATTTAGTATTTGTATCGGTATAATCAACTACAGTAAATGTACCAAACATTAAGTTAGCACTTTCTTGTGGACCACCCGCACCATTCTTTTGGTTATAGAAGTTAATATATCCCGGCATTGTAAATGTTACAAAGTGATGGTCTTTAAGTATTTCAACGATAATTGTATGTATTGACGTTGCAGGGTCTACCTTTTTGATTTTATTATTAACTTTAAAAATATCAACCAATATTTTATCTCCGACATCTCGACTAGCTTTATCTAAAAATAAAAAGGACTCCATAAATGAATCTTGGTCAAAATTGTTGGAAGCCACCCATTTATCATTTAAAGCTTTAAACATATCATAGTATTCAACCTTTTCTTTACCACCAACTAACGCCGATGATATCGTTTTAACACTTTCAATTTTAATTGCCGGTAGAGTTTTTTGTAATGTATTCAATGTATTATTTAACACATTGTTTTTAAATAAAATTTTATCACCCAAATACAATCTATTATCATTTATAAAATCTAAAGATGTATTAGTTGGATTTTTAAAAACGTAACTTGAGTACAATTTAATAATTGGTGTTAATAACTTGATGTTATTTTCAGTAAAAGGAATATCAAATATGTCAAAGAAATTTGTAATACTTGAACCTGTATCAGAATACACATTACCTCCAATTGTTGAAAACCCCACGTATTCTCTTAAAACGGTCCATTCATTTGGATGACTCAATTCAGATTCAATTAAAGTTACATCATTAGTTAATGTTGGTAATGAGTTTGGTGTTAATATTTTATATGAACCAAAGTCAATTGGGTCCACAACTAACTGCGTTGTGGAATCACTAAAGAATGAGTCGTAAATTGCTCGGTTATAATCGTATGGATTAGCCCTTTTTAAAACAACATCCACATTTAAAAATTGTGTCAAAGTTTGAAGTTTATTACTAAACTGATTGTTTTGAATTTGGGATATAACTTGTTGTGAACTACTACCATTTAAATTAGGAACTTTAAGTAACAACTTCATAATCATTTGAAAATTTTTATATTCCGAAATTGTTGTCGCTTCTGAATTTGCACTTGAGTATCCTTTTTGAGGTTGTGAGAATTTTAAAAATTCTTGTTCAAAAATATCCAATTCATCTTTGGTAAAAACACCAAATATATCTTCAATTTTAGAATAACCATTTTGATAAATAAATGTGAATTCATTCTGTTGTTTTGAGTCAGAATGTATATTTGACATATACTCATCATAATTAGGTTTAGTAATACCTGTTGGGTCAAAGTATCCAAAATGAGGGTTTGACCAATCTAATCTAACTGAACCATTATATGTACCTGGAACATCAAAATCTTTTTGTAAATCACTTGTTCCCGTATTAAAAAACTCATAATATAACTGATTCACATTAGAACCAAACGATGGTAACACATAGTAACTACCATCGTTATTAATAGTATTTTTAAGGGTACAGGAATATGTTGAAATGTTTAAATATAATTGTGGGTCATATGTACTATCATTACTTGTAATTCTTGTACTATTTGGAGAATACATTTTAAACGTTCCATCAGACAAATAATACGACATTGTATTATTAATATTTGTATAATTTAAATCTATTAAATCGTAACCATTATAAAAATAACTAAAATCATTAATTAGTTTAGGATAAAACCCTAATGAAATTGTTTCATATGTAAAACCAGGTAAACTTATTACATCAATATTTTTAAGTGTAATATTAAATGTTTCAGTTGTTGATGTTACAGTATATGTTGTATCAGTATTACCATCTATAGGATTGTAATTTGATTGGTAGTCAAACGATGTCCAACAATCACCTAAAATATCTACACCTGTTTCAAGATATGTTTTATATCGATACCAAATAGAACCATATTTTAAAATCCAAGAGTATGGTAGTTTATGTAATCCTCCAAATTTTCTAAATGATGATGCGATATAATCTAATTCAGTATAGTTTTGGTTACCTGTTCCAGTACCCGTCACTTCCATATATTTTTTATATCTTTCTCTTAAAGTTGCTAAAGGTAATGAGTTAAGAAAAAGATATGCTGACTGAGCGTAAGCGATACTTGACCCATTTTTTTCATTACGAACCCCATTTTGAATTGAATTAGTAAAAAACGGAGTGTTAAAAATTGAGGTACATTGTGCTTGTGACATTAACCCATTATAATTTTCATAAAACACACTACCAATAGTAACTAATGAATTTTTAGTATCAGATAATAAATTAGTGTAAAAATCATTATTAAAGTTACTTGTATTAATTTGTTGTGACTTTCTATAATTAAAATTTGTCACGGGTCTATTAAAATCAAAATCAGTATTTTTATCGTAATTAGTAACAGTTTTTAATGTTGTATTAAACATTATTGATTGTGAAGTACTATTAAATAAATCGTAGTTTGTAATACTCTTACCGTCAGAAATATTTGAACTAATCCAATTATCACTAA